AACTTAACTAAAACGGGTGGTACCCTTTTGGTCTTCTGTCCCTCTAACGAGGAACCGCAGACTAGGGTCTCCTTTGCAACATCTGTGTTAAAATGATTTAATCATACACAAAGATTCTACTCTATGTAGGTCATAAATCCTCTTCTTGAAAGGTTTATGAAACCACTAGAATTAGAATATTTTTATTAAATTTTAAACATGAAAAAACAAAACTTATTAAAGTCTTATCATTCAAATTTAAAATTGTATAAAGATGTTTACAAAGTAGGTTCTATGATCTCACTAACAAACTCAAAAAGTTTGTTATTAGTACTTAAAGTTATTGGTTACAGAATAGTAACCATGTCACTTTTGAGTACTAAGGAGACTTCCCGGTTTAGAATGTTACATAACTTCGGTGTATTTTTAATCAGAATGGTTAAAAATCACGGTGAGTTATATACAGTCAAATACCTTAAAGCTTCTCAACTTTGTATTCAGAAAAAGTTAGCGGGTCAACCTTTCTCATCAATGAGAGAGATTGAACCCGAGTATAACTTTCCTAGATTATCAAAATCTGGCCTTCCATCTGTTATTAAATTAACGGATAGAATGTCGATTTGTAATGGTAGCCTAAGGATAATAAGACTTTATTTATCTATATTTTCTTTATATAGAATAATAAAAGTTCCTTTTTCTCCTAAGTTATCTACTATTACAGATAATTTTACTGGATCTGGTATCCATTTAGACGATTTTAATTGATGGTTAACTAGTAATAGTTCCATTTATTTAACAAAATTTTCTAAATTGGATATAAAGGATTTGGTTATAACTAAGATTTTACCTTTAGTTAAATCATCTCCTTTAGGATCTGTAAGTTATACTCGATTAATAGGTGCCTATTGATCTCTTAAAAAGGATGAAATCCTTTTTGAAAGTGTTAATAGATATCTAGAAATCACTAATTCAAAGAATATTATTACCTTGTTTTCTAACATTGAATATTTAAAATTAAAATTTTCAATACTAGGAATAGGTACTAATAATGGTCATTTAGGCAGTCTTTCTTTTAAAGAAGAAGCAGCTGGTAAATTAAGAGTTTTTGCAATGGTTGATATAATAACTCAATCATTGTTTGCTCCTTTACATAAAGTATTATTTAATTTATTTAAAAAAATACCTAATGATTTTACCCATGATCAAAATAAAGGTTTTTTATATGCTCAAAGTTTATCTTTGAAATATAATTGTTCCTATGGTTTTGATTTAAGTGCTGCTACTGATAGATTACCTGTTATTTCTCAATCTACTATTTTAAATAGTTTATTTGGACATAATTTGGGTTATCTATGGTCTACTATATTAGTTTCTAGAAAATATTTTATTCCAGAAAACGATTATGGTATTCCTTCTCAGTCACTTCAATATACTGTAGGGCAACCTATGGGAGCCTTATCTTCTTGAGCAATGTTAAATTTAACTCATCATTTGATGATTCAATATTTAGCTTGCAAATTAAATAAGGTTAAGAGAGGCGATTGGTATGACCAATATCTTGTCTTAGGAGATGATCTCAGTCTTTATGATTCAGATATAGCTAGAGAATATCAAGTATTATGTAATAATCTTGGTGTATCTATAAACTTATCTAAATCTATAATTTCTAAAGATTTGCCTGTTTTAGAATTTGCTAAACGAACTTCCTTTTATGGGAAAGATGTTTCTCCTTTATCTTTCAAAGAGTTATTAATGTCTAATAACTTCTTTGGTAGATTAGCAGTGACATCTCGTTTAATTAATAATAAATGAGGAAAAAATCTTTTTAAATTGCTGATCATTGGAAATAGACGATCTACAGATAAAACTATAGATCGTATTTATCCCATGGTTGGATTTGTTACTCAGTTGTTTCAAAATAATATTATCAGATTATCTGATGTATTGTCTTTGATTTCATCAAGAGAACATCCAACATCATTTTTTGGTAGAGATATTGGTTGATTGAAACCTGGTCTTATAAGTAAAATTGTTTATAACTATTTATCAACTGATAAATTTGATATAACTTTATTACCCAAAGAGGAAAGATTTCACTCAGAATTGAATGTTGATACTTTTAAATCTGTTTTGATTAATGATATTGAAAAATATATAAATCAAATTAGAAGTACTAGTATTTTAAAGAATAGAGTTCAGATTTGTTATAATTTAATAACATTTCCGGAGCTTAAATCTTTGGATACGGTACTTACAGATCAAGGAGGTTATTTCAAAATACCTTTTAGTGATATAATATCATCTAAAATAGTATTACCTTCACAATCTATGTCTTTATTTTATAAAGTACAAAAAATTATGGTTGGTATTAGTAGTTTTTCCGCTATTTTCTTTACAGAAAAGAATGGCGAATACCCTAATTTGAAATTACTCCATCAAGGATTAGATATGGATCTAACCAATGATATGGTATCACCTTTATTCCTTGCTAAATATGAATGGTCTTATCTTAATGAATTTAAGAATGATAAAAAAAAGTTTTTTTTATCAAAAAAATTCTTAGACTTAGAACTTTCTGATCTTTTAAAACATAGGGAAG